GCTACATACTCTGACATAGATTCCAAATAAGATTCTTGCTTGGCTAAATACCTTGCTGATGCACTATCAGGGTCGGTTAAAGCTTCAGAACGGTCGAAGTCTGCAGGCTTTGATGGTTTAACAGGTTTTTCTAAAGCTGTTTCCTTCTCTACTGGTGCTGCTTCTGCAGGTTGACTCACCTTGGTCATTACTTCGGCCATTTGCGATTTCAACATATCTACTTCTGCTGCACGTTTATCTGCTTGACTTTGCCAGTATTGAAACTGGTCAGGGTCGTTCTTTGGTTCCTCAATAGTCTGAGTATCAGCAGGTTCATTTTGTACTACTTGTTGGCTAACAGGTGCAACCTGTTCTTGTGCTTGTCCAAATATTTCGTTAAAAATGTCTCCCGAATCAATAGTTGGCTCAGTCGTAATGCCTTCTACTAATTGCTCATCTATTTTGTCCATTGTTTTTTCTTCCATTTTATCTCCTTGTTAACTCTCTGAATCGTCTTGCATAGGCTCAAATATATCAATTTGAGATTCGGCATCTTCCATATTAGAGTTCATTAACTGTTGTTTTGCATCGTTCAACCTTGCTTTATAAAGCGTGGTTGCCATATCAGCACGATTAGATACTTTATCTAAATCTCCACTGAATTTTTCTACTTCTAAACGCTTCTTAGCATGAATCTCTTCACGAGAAGCAGTTTGCAGGTCTCCTTTGACCTTTTTCAATTCTTGTTCCATAGCTTGCATTTGTTGCATCATTTGTTTCATTTGTCCACTTCTTTCTAATACACCATCTACATCTATTAATTCTGATTTCTTCAATACTTCTGTTTGGTCGATTAATCCCATCTTATACATTTCCATATAAGTGTTTAACAGAGCCATTCTATTTGTAGGTAAAGTAGAACCAGAAATTACTACCACATCATATTTACCAGCACCAAGGTCGTGGAAACGTCTTACGTCTCCGTTTTCCATTTCTTTATAATAATTAAATCTTTGTTCTTTTTCGTCTCCATTAGGCTGTATAAGTCTAATAACTTTTTCTTCTGTATATAGTTGCTGTATTAACGGGATAGCTACTTTTGCTACTTGATTTAACATACCCTCTATGTCATCTCTTCTTGATTTAATTCTACGCTGGCCAAATTCATCTACAACTAAAGTTCCTCTATAAGTAGACGGCGCACTTTTAGCACTACCTTGCATAAGTTCAAATATACCAAAGCCATATTCTAAGTCATACTTAGCATCAGCTTCATTTTTATACAACTCATTAGGTAGTGGGACTGGGCCAGCAACAATCGGTGCACCTAGTTCTGCATCAAACTCTATAACACTAGTACCTGCTTTACTCCACTCTTGTTCTATTTGATTTAAATCTGCAGAACCTCTAGGAATTAACAATTTTACATTTGTACTTGTACTTGCATGCGCAATTATTAATGAACGAATTTTATTAATATATTCTTGCAAAGGTCTATATAATCTTACATCAGACTCAGGAAACGGGTTTCTGTGATGTACGTTCATAAGTGGGATAATAGGATAATTTTCAATAGGCATCAAACGTTCATACAACAATTTATCTCCTACAGTAACAACTTGTTTTACTCTACACTCTTCTATTTCATTACAATTAATTTCACCCATACCTTCTAACTCTTGTACGGACATTGGAATTAAAATAGTAGTACTACCTGGTATAGAATTTTCATCTTCTTCTCCAGGAACTCTTATTGGTTGTTGTGGAATAGGTTGACCTTGTTGGTCGTACTGAGGGTCTGGTAACTCATAATGAAATAAAGGACCAATAGACTCAATAACTTTATACATTTCTTCAACGGATTCTTCCTCAAAAAGTATAATTTCTTCACCTTTAATTGTTTTAACTTTCATATAAACTTTATTTAAATATTCACTATACTCTTCGTAATCAAATAAAAATTCTTGTTGAGAAAAAGGTTCATAACAATTATAGTAAGAATGTCTTTCTCTAGTATATCTTTCTATAAACTGTCTTCTAGTATGTACGGTCTCAGTTCCGTCGGTAGCAAATAACTGACCTTCTGTGGCTGCTAAGTTAGTAACTGGATAGTCATCTGATTCATCTGGATGCATTGCAGAGTTTTCAATAATATCAGTAAACTCAGGATAAATTTGCATAGATTGTTCGTCTGTCATATATGATGTAATTAAGATATGAGCAGCATCTCTTGCATACGTGTCTTTAGAGTTAGGGTCTATGTACACATCTAAAGGATTTATAGACTTTATATAAACTTCACCCTTACCCATATCGGCATCTGGGTCTTGATACACTTGAAGAACTCCCATTCCTCCTACATAGTAATCATCAATAGTTCGTTTTAATTCTTCGTCTCCTGATGATATTTGCCAAATATATTGAAATAAATCAGAAAATACTTTAGCAGTATCTCTATCTGAATCTTCTCTACCCGTACTACGAAACTGAGGAGAGTTATATGTGAGTAGTGACTTAGCTGTTTCCACAATAGGGTGTATCCTATTTACAACTATTGGTGCTTGACCACGTGATTCTAGTATGTCACGTTCTTCATTTGTCCACTGTGCACCTGCTCTAAATTCTACAGATTCTTGAAATTTTTGAGCCCATAACTCTCTAGCACTCTTATAATCGTGAAATAGCTCTCTAGTTAATTGAACTGATTCGGGTATTTCTACCTGATTAACATCACCAGTATTGTAATCAAAGACAAACTCTAAGTCATCTTTTCCTTGCGTTCTTGTGCTTTGAACTCTGTTTTGAATCTTTTTTGGCATTTATTTGTTTATAACCCTTCGGTACTTCTACCTTATCTAATGTATCTAGTTTATTAATAAAATCGTTAAAACTAAGAAAGTACTTGTTTTTATCCATAAATGTAGTACAGTGAAATTACGGGATTTTTTTTATATTTGTCAAGGATTATTAAAATAACTTCCAAGACTTAGCTTTTTTCCTTGTATACCACTCTTCTTGCTGCTGTTTCTTTTCTGATTGTTGATGTGCTGGTCTATAACAATTTTTGTTTGCATAGAAAAAACCATCAAGTAAATCATCATGTTTACCACGTGGGTACAACAACAACTCATCTTTAAATGCCTGCATATTAGATTGAATGTATACTTTTTTGTTTGCAAAGATAGGCTGCAAACTTTCTAATCTGTAATTCTTAGAAGTACGAGGATTCTCTTTTATTTCTAATCCAGGTATAAACATACCCAATTGTTCTGCTTGTTCTTTAATATATTGACGTAACATCTCTTGATAGCCAACAGATTCAATACGAGTTTTAGTACTTTTGTATTGTTTGAAGTTATTTATGATAGCATCAGCTAAATCTAGTGGGGTAGCTCTTTTTCTAAAGTATGGAAGTATAAACCTATTAAAGTCTTTATCTACTGCAATATTAAATATAACAGAAAAGTCTGCACCTTTTTTCGTACTGGATGCAGGGTCGACTCCTGTAAATACATTTACAGGTCTCCTCTCGTCTACTTCCTCACCATTTAGGTTCGTCAGAACGAGAGTTGACAACCCTTGCTCATCTTTTTCGACAAACCCTTCCCAAGATTGAAAGTCATCTTTCCTAAACAAGTTATCTTCATCACCAACAATCTGACACAGGTATTCCCTGTAAAATACAGAAAGTCGATTAATACTTTCTAATTCCTCTTTCTTTTGTATAAGTTTGTCAATACCCCAGACCTCAGGCCATAGAGCTACTTTATTTTCTAAGTCAGGTCTAAACTCTAACGTATTCCAACCTTTCATTTCTTTTAATGTCTCTACGAGACAACGTTCGTGCTGAGGAGTACCAATAACACATATCTGTCCACTTAGTGGGTCAAGGGATGGAACACCAGATTGTAGTAACCAACGTAAGTTATACTCCATAGCTTCTGATGTCTTAGTATTGTTTTCATCTTCAGGGTCATCTAATATTAAAAGAGTAGGTCGTTGATTTCCGTGTTTGATTCCAC